CAATGATTCTTTCAAGTCTTTAAGAGCCTTCTCTGTCTCCACAATATCATAAGACATTATTCCCTTTTCGGTCATACTACCGAGAATTGCTTTTTCTTGTTCTTCTATGGCGGTTAAGGCTGCCAGCCCCTCACCAGTTTGAATTCTTTCCACTGCGGCAAGTGTTTCTTTTGCCCCAAGCAGGTTCATACTTTTTGCAACCTGTTGTGATAAAGTATTATCAGCCTTACTAAGTAATAGATTTCTTTTTTTATCGAAAGCTGATATTTTTTCTTGTGCTGCGAGTTCTTTCTTTAATAACCTTATATGATCCTTCCTATCTTTTAGTAGGACTTTTAACTCCTTTGATCTTTTCTTATCTTTTTTAAGCTCCGAATCTTTTAACTTGGCAATTTCTTTTTCAAGCTTTACTTGTGCTTTGGTTTGGGTTTCTATTTTCTTTGCAATATCAGCCATCAAGTGCCTTTTTATATTTTATTTAAAAAGAAATTTTAAATTTCGTTGTATAAGTCTTCTAAAGAACCTAAAGATTTGGCAAAATCATTTAACTCTCTTTTAAACTTTGGACTTTTCAAGAGTTTATCAACATTTTTTTCTTTCATTTTCTGAACTCTCTTCTCAACATTTTTCATAAATCTGTCAAGAATTCCTTCAGTTAATTCAACTTTTGCCATTTAAAATCTCCTATAATGTAGATTGATTCATCTTATTAATAAATATAAGAATCTATTTTTTTATTATAATTGACGTTGGATAGTTTTTGGGGGGGATTTATCACCCTTATAGACAGTCGATTCTTTTTCTTTAATCTCAACAAGTTTACTCATATAATATCTTCTCCAATGAACGGGCATATTATAAACATCATTGAAAGTAAATCCATTACTATAATGACACAATGAAAATATCTCATCGTGTACAGTTCGTTTATAGCTAGAACTTAGGCCAAAAAAACGTAACCCCGATTGGTATATCTACCATATGGGGCTCTCCTATTCCACTTATATATTCCGTCCGCATATCAATATCTGGAGCAATTGATTTTACATAAGACCTAAATTCTCGTGAATCAAGTGCAAGAAATTCATTATCTACGAATTTATTTATTATTTTGTTAGAACTATCTCCATCTACGGAAAGGATTTGTTGTTTTAATCGAGTAGTAAGTTCAGGACTTACACCAGTAACCTTAGTTATAGATTGTAATGCCTTTATACTGGCCTCTATTTCTAACTCATCATTATGAGTTAGTAATTTAAATTCAACTATACGTTTTGAATTAGGTAATTCTATTGAAAATTTATTTTCCCCACTAGCGTATATAGAATAATCTACTTTTCGAAATTTCATTTCTGACAAATCTACTGTGAGTTCTTTTGTAAGTCCTGAATCGGGATCACTAATCTCAATCTGATACTCGTTACCATATCCCAAAATTCTAGCACCTAACATTATTGCATTTTTATCACCAATTAACATATCACCAATCTTGATAGATTTATCTGGAATTATCGATTCAAATAATTTATCTAAAACTGTACCTTGTTGAATTAAATTAGTAGAAGTTAAAATATCTTCTTCCTTTGCAGTCATATATTTTATTTCTACCTTACCACTCGAAAGTGGATTTTCTTTTGGATACAACATTCCCTTTGAAGGTAAATCTATTACCTCAGTAGGAAAATCATATTGATTTTCAGCCATATTTAGCTCCTTTGATTTTATTCAAGATTTATAACCATTATACTTTATAACCTTTAAAAATTTTTAATTATTTTTAATTATTTTTTCGGTGCGAATTTCTCTTTGATTGGTTTAAGAATCATATCGAAAAGAATATCGTCATATTTTGTTGGTGTAAGTTTTACGATTTTTTCAATCGCGTAAATACCAACCAAAACATATTCCCAATTTGCTGCTATCCATTCAGTCATTTTTCTTCTCCTATATTTTTAGAACGACAATACGGCGTAATCGTAACGAAGTGTTAGATTAATATCCACTACATCTGTTCCGTTTGCAAAATCTAAATCATTAAAATTGGCGGTTTGGATAAAACATCCATGAAGTACCCATTCCTCTACTTTATCACCAACAGGACCCAACAGATTAAATCTAATTTCTTTCTTATAGAAATCACTATATCCATCACGACCCGTTACAGATTCGTGGTGTTGTCTAACCCATTCCATTACTGACTGTGCTCCACTTGGAACTATTGGGTCATAAAGAGTAACTTCTAATGGCTCCCAGACACCTTTACCTTTTAAATAACGTTTTACATTAATATGATTTAGTTCAACTTCATCAAAAGTTATTTGGGGACGGTTCATTGTTTTTACAAAATAAGAAGGTATATCTTCTATATACATAATAAACCGATTTTTTGTTTTCGGTTCAAATGGTGTAAAAAAGATTTCGTCTTGATTTAGAATCTCGGCCATTTTTCTTCTCCTGTTAATGCCGTTCAAATACTATTACATATATAAATATCACTTTAATAAAAAAAAGTGATACTCAAATATATTGTTTTTTGAAGTTTTATTGAAGTTTTTTTAACAAAAGAAAAACCCCAACTAAAAATTGGGGCTTTTCATTATACGTTACTGTACATTATAAGTCAAACTTATTCAGGGAATGCTGCTCCCGTAGGTTGAATTACAAAGTCTAATACAATAAACTCTGCTGTTCTTGTAGGTTGAATAAAGATTTGTCCTCTTAATTCATTTCTATCAACAACATCTGGTGTATTGTTAGAATCATCCATCACTACTTTAAATGCACTTAAACCACTATTAGCTTGTACGGAATTCAAAAATGGATTCACAATACCCAAGAAACGATTTCTTGTTGCTGCTGTGTTCTGTTCAAATACCAAATATCTTGAAGAACTTGCAATGAACTTACGAAGTTTAATTAACAATCTACGAACATTGATTCTATCAAGTGCTGATGGTTTCCCTTGTAATGTTTTCTGTCCAAATACCACGACACCTTGTTGTGGGAATGAAGCGATTGGATTAACACGACCTTCATAAAGAGTATCTCTTTCTTTATGTGTTAGTCTTGTTTTTGCTTCCAATACAGAACTTAATCCACCACGATTCAAACCTGCTGGTGCGAACCATTCGTGTGCTACAGTATCAGTATTAGCTATGACACCAGGTATCACTACTGAAGGCGGAACCCACATTGGTTTATTCTTAACAGGATCAAGAATCTTAACCCAAGGATAATAGGTTGCTGCGTAGTTAGTATCTACTGATTTAATATCACTAACTGCATTTGTTACTGAACGGCCCCATCTTGAACCATCCATAACATAGAAACAATCTGCTCTATCTTCTACTTTAGATATTGCATGATTAGTTACTTGTGTATGATATTCATGTATAATACCAGGTGTTACCAACATATTCATATCAAACTCATCTGGATTACTCACTGCATTAATTGCTCGTTTATACGCTATCGTACCACTTGCATTTGCATTTGTACAGTTAAGTCCTTGTGTGTTTGTAGCTGAAATATCATTACCAGTTGCTTTCAATGTAGTTGGATTATCTCCATCAAACCCACCTTGAAATGGAACAAGAAATTTTCTTTGTTCTTTTGCTGATAGTGTCATTGTAATTGCTTGTGATCCATTTGAATATGTATCGGCTCCAATTTGACTTGCATCTGCATGTCCATACATATTTTCTAAACTAAATACAGCATTAAGACCAGTACCAACTGATGTTGGTGAAGGTGCTAAATATTCTTGATTATCTTTACTTTCAAAATCCCAACCATAGTATTCATTTGAATCAAATCTACCTTGTGAAGTATCTATATGATCAGTAAACTGGTTTGTTACAAAACTAGCACTTGGAACAGTCCCAGATGAAATTGGATTCTTCGTTGCTGCAAATCCATGAGGTAATGCGTCTCCACTAATACCTTCGAGGTTTGTTGAATGATCACTAACATAAATATGTTGTGATTTATTTGGCCAATCTCCATTGTAAGTAAGTTTACCATTTGTATCAATAGTTACATATCTATCACCTACTTCTCGTGGTAAAAACTTTGTTGAATCTGGATCAAAATTTACATTTTGAAATTCTTCTACTAATTCAGCATCATCATTCTCACCTGGATTATTTTTTAATATTCTAAGTGTAAAATCACCATACTCACTACCTGCAATATCTTCTTTTGCTCTTAAATCTGTAATTGCTAATTTATATTTTTCATTAATAGTAGTACCGTGAGAACGTGTATTAACTTTAAACAAATTCTTTCTTGATCCACCTATCAATTGTGAAACAACATACGGTGTAGTTGCTACACTATAATCATTTGTGAAATCTTCTCCACTACCACTTGCTAAAGATGCACTTGAGTTAGTTGAAGAAAATGATTTTTCACATTGAAAACGTTCAAAGTTTTTATACACATACAAGTCTTTATTTGTATCTTGTGGATCTCCACTAAATACTTTTGTGATGTAGCTATCAGAACCAGTATTAAACGATGCCGTATATGCCGTTGTTCCTACAGAAAAACTAAATGTTTCCCAAGTTTTTGAAGCGGCATTTAGTGAAGCACTTGTTGGGCCGTCAATATCTAAACTTGGACTTTTTCTTGAAGGTTTTAAAACTGCTCCAACTCCGTTATGAGTTGAAGATGAAACACTAATATAAAGTGATTCAGTTTGATATCCCCCAATTCCTAAAACTCTTACTATTGTTACTGCGGGTGCACCATTATCAAAATATTCTTTAACTGTATATGGTACATAATACCGTGTATCTACACCACCAAAAGTATTTTCAAATTCAGAAAAACTTGTTAGAGTTGTTGGAACGAATGCAGGGCCCTTAATTGTTGGCCCGATTATTGCTGCACCTATTTCACCAATTCCTTGTGGTAGAAATGAGACATCTCTTTCTCTCGTAAATACACCTGGACTAACTATTCGTTCAGCCATATTTTTTCTCCTATTTATTATCTTTTTTTAATTATTGATTACATAAAAAAACTTTATTTATCCTATATAAGTATAAAATTAAATTACCAAAATACACATACTTAGGAGTTTTTTTAATAAAAAGTTTAAGAAGTTGGTGTAAATTCACCTGTAGTTATATCAAGAGTACCCTGACCATATTTTTCTTCAAGATTTTTTAACAAACTCACTTCTTCTTGTCTCTTCTGAGAGAAGTTTACTTCTAATTCTGCTAATTGTTTTTCGGCTTCCTCTATTTGTTGAAATAATTGATATTTTCTCAAGTGAATAGCCCCGATAGTGGATTGTAATTGTTGATATCCTTGTTGGATTTCACTCATCCCTTGAATCTCTTCAGTTGTTAATTTAGTATTTTTAGTTGGCATATTTATAACTCCATTTTTATAGTATTTATGTTAATAATATATATAATATTAATTCTTTAAATTAGTCTTTTAATTTAATATTTTTTACACTTTAACTCTTTTATTCATTTTAGTTTTCTTTAGATGGTCTACCTCTAATTTTAACTCTTTAATACTTTCAATCAATAATGGTACAATTTTTTCATAGTCTACACCTAAGTATCCATTGTCTCTTTCTTTAACGACTTCTGGTAATACTTCTTGTATTTCTTGAGCAATCACACCAACATCATGTCCTGTGTTACCATGTTGAGTTTTCTTTTCTTCTTCAGTTAATTCTTTCCAATCGAATTCATATCCACCAATCTTACCTATCTTTTCAAGTGGTTCTGTTATACGAATAATATTTTCTTTCCATCGTTTGTCAGAAGAACTAAACGCGACAACATCATTTGAAGCATCTATTCTACCATCTGTACCTTCAGCAGTCATACCAACTCCAAGTCCAGCATTAATAGTCCAATCACCACCATTATCTATTCTACCTCGTTTTATTAAACCACTACCATTTGCAGTATAGAATTCCATAGAACCTTTATTACCACTATGGTCATCACCTTTAAAAGCTAATCTTGAAATTGAAGTTCCATCTACAGCATCCCCCATTGAAATTGCTGTCCAGTTATTATCTGTATCGGAAGAATTCTTTAATCTTATATGTCCACCGTAAGTATCTGAAGTTAATGTAGTACTTGTTTCTGAAGCTATGACATTTATTTCATCAAATGTAGGTGATGAAGTTGATGTTAAATGTTGTCCAGTATTATACTCAAGTTGAGTATCTCCAACCGAATCAGCAGTTATTGCTATGTCGTTTGCATTAGCTGTAATTCCAGTTCCACCAATTACATT